TGTAATTGCACTATTAGAACTAAGCATTAAGAACTCAGTTTCGTTATAATTATTACCATACAAAGTATAGCTTCTACCTCCTGCAGATAGATCCCTCTTTATTGTGATAGTATTATCTACTGGAAGTAAAGAGCTGGAAGTATTGAAAAATATATTACTAATGTCAGGAATACCTGATAGTGAAATTGTTTCTATATCTGCTTCAGAAGTTAATGAGTTAAAAAAAGATTCATATTCTAGGGATGATAATCCTTGCTTTAAATTGAAATTCGGTCCCGCATGTATGAAATTATTATCTATAAAGTAAATTGGCGAAGATCTCTCATTTTTTGATCTAAACAACCAACCCTTAATTGTAAATGTAGTATCTGCAATAATTCTAAATTTATCACTATATGTTGTCTCAGAAGGTGTGTTTAAACTAATATTCTGATCCCATAATACTTCAGATCTAATTTCTATAGTATTGTTGACATTGTCTGATACCGGCTCTTTCCATGACAAAATAATATACGGGTCTGAATACGGTACGAAGTTAGAAATGATCTGCTCCATGTCTTGCATGTATCTGCAAAGTATAGACATATTAACTGATAAATTAACTGGAGTCGGCGTTCTAATTGCTGAAGAAGAATTAGCGGTAGCGTAATTATCAAAATTATTAAGCTTGTTAAATACTCTATCTGTATCATACGATATACTAGTCAGATTGACAGCTACAACTGGTAACTCTATATTCTGAGCTTTATTAACTATATCATAGAGTATTCGCTGTTTAGGTGCAAATACGTACCTAACACCAATTTCTTGTCGTGCTTTGCCGTTCTTATTATATCGCTTAATAACAGTATCATCAAAAGCAGCAACAAATTGAGTAAGAAGATCCTTAATCTCAAAATTATAGGTGTAATTTACCATTATATATATTTAATCCTCAAACAAATCTTTCGAGGAAGTACTTTGGCAATTTATGTTTAGAACGTAGAATACTATCTACTATTGTACCATCTAATATGTAAGTAATACACGTATCGCTTTTGGATCTGACTCCCCTACCGCATGATTGAATAAGTGAGCATAGCATTTTATTTTGATACCAATCAAAATCATTTTTCATCATTCGTTCGATTCTAATATCTTTCGTTGGTAGAAAAGGAGCTTTAATTATAATCTGAAACTTTGCTAAATCTCCTTTTAGATCAACTCCATAAGACATTGACGGTGAAACTAAAACAGTTGGATCTAAACTGGACATATGTTTATCTAAAATGGCTTCATTTTTAACACCAGGTTCACGGTATAAAAATCTATCACCATATAATAAATTGCTCAAATTAGCTGTAATATTATTATTTTGTGAATGAATAATTCCTTTATCATTTGCATGATACTTACATATTTCAGCTACTTGCTTAATGATGCGTGGGAGGTATTTATTCATCGTATGGTAATTTAACTTATACTTAGGATTGCAAATAATAGGTGCCTTTTTAGGATCAAATGTCGACTCAGCTTCAACGTATTTATAGTCTTTTATACCTAATGTTTTGCAAAAGCTGTCTGGGTCGATGATAGTCGCTGACATCAAAATTACTTTGTCTGCATAATCAAATAATCTATATGATAGCTTGTCAACCTTGAGAGGCATAAACACAATTCCTGCCACACCCTTCTCATAAACATATTCAGACTCCTGCCACGAATCGATAACCAAACCTACTTTATTTTGTAAGTTCATTAACCGTTGCATATTTGCAGTTAAGTCCGATATAGCTTTTTTATTATTTGTTTTACTTACCGATAAGATGTCTTTAATCTCCTCTATTTTGTCAGTAATATCTACTTGTAGTTCCGTCAACCACTTAACTGCTGACATACGCTTAGTCAAAGGTCTAATATCAATATCCATCCTTGCGAGAAACTTATAATCGATATTGCAAGTAAACTCCTTAACTAATTGGTCTTCTAATTCTGAAGCCTCATCACAAATTAAAAACTGCCTTTTCTTGAGATGATTAGGTAGCGCAAAAAACATATTATAGTTTAATGTATTAAACTGCGATACTAGGGCTTTGTTTCTCGCTTCATAATATGGACACTTATTTTTAGCCCAGCAATCTGCCTTTAGGTTAGCAGAATGCAAACATGGTGCTACGTCAACAGGATACCGCTCATCCACTGCACATTGATAGTTTGACTTACCCTTAACAACTTCCGTATCTTTAAATAATTCTTTGTATTGATCTTGTAATGCCTTTGTAATTGTCAACGCCGTACAACCAAATGCCGGTAACTCATCACACTCTTCTTGGTACGTGTAGCCAGTCTGTGTACGTTTGAATGCCGCATATGATGTAACTAACTGACGAAACTCATCAGGGCTTTCATCGGCAACATTCCCTAATGTTTTAGATATAAAACTCTTACCACTACCTGTAGGAGCATTACATACTACAAATTTACTGCCTGAGTTAAATGCTTCATCAATGCTCTTAAGAAGCTTTACTTGAGATGGATTAGGATTGTACCCTTGCGGGAATTGCTGCAATAAATTATTAATCACATTTATAGTGTAATCTATAACCCCTAAAAATCAACATCACGTAATGGCATTATGTATAAATTTTCATTATATAGTTTTGATTTTTTAGATGAATCTAAAAATTTAGCTTGAAGATCTAAGTCACCAAAATTAAGTAATCTGTTGAGTTTGTAGCAAAAAACAGTTTTCGAACCACATGTAGTTATTTCAAATGGGTACGGTATTTCATATACTCGTGTTCTCAACTCATCTTCAAGGGTCAATTTAGCATAGTGCTGCTTAATTTGAAAAATTCTCAGTTTACCACGTCTAATAATTTTACGATCAGTACATATTGCAATATCTTGTAACAGATAAGGTTTTAAGTGTTCTGACAATTTTTCAAGAGATACGTTCATGAATTCATAAAATTTAACTTTTGCTCCGGTGACATGGGATATATATTTTCATTAAAATATTCCCAAAACTCTTCTTCAGGAATTTGTTGTATTAAGTCGCAAGAGTTCATATTAATTGTTCTATAACCTTGCATTAATATATCCCAAACTACTAAAACATTTTCTACTGCTTCGTTAATCTTTTTCGGCCCTCGCGGTGGTGCGTAATTTAAAGTAGTGCGCCCGTTAACGGAATTTAAGAGTTCGTACGATTTAGTGCATAGCATACGTCTTGTAGGGCCATCACCTGCTCTCGGTCGACGTCGTACAAATCTTATTTCACATACATTTTTAAGAAGTATTGAATCAAGAGCTGACCTTTGAATTATCATTCTTTAACTTACAAATACCGAATAGCCTGTCTTCATTCAGAAAGATACCTTTTTTAATTGTAGATCCATTAACATCAATATTAGCCACTGTAACGCCAAGATTGTTAGGAAAGATAACAATATCACCAGGTTTAGTATATTCAACTTTTGGTCCAGTAAGGATGACTTTTGCTTTACGCCATGCTTTAGTTAGTGCATTAGTAGGTACGAAAATACCATTACGTTGAATCTCACCAGTATCATTTTCATCGACATATTCAACTAATAAAATATCATCAAAAATCATAGTGAGCTCAAACTCATCTGTAAGACCAACATCACCCTCACTATGAGTTGTGAGATCAATAAGGTGTTTTTGAGTTGCGAGTGTATCAATACTTCTTTGAGCCATAACGTTACTTAATTAGGTTTCGATAAATTTCAAGCTCTCGTACAGATATATTATTATTCTTTGCAATTATTTTAAGCTGATCTTTCTCATTTTGCTTATCTTTCTTTAGTTTTTTTATATAACTAATACGCTTGAATTTGAGACGTGGAATTAAATTGTAATACAATCGATATGTTTTTTGCTTATCAGTATCAAAGATACCACAGTACTTGTTAAGAGTTTCATTAACAAAACAAACTGTATCTTTGCTATACATCGACAACCATCTATTAAATAGAAATGGTACAAATGCTTGTTCACCTTCCGAATCCAAAGGTTCTGACTGCTTACTCTTATTAGAGTAAAAAAGTTTATTTTGTAGCTGGAAGAAGTTCATTAATATATTTAGCGACTGATTTTGCTGTAAACCTGTTATTATAAGTCCGTTGCTGTCGGTCCTGTATTAATTGTAACATATCTATATCGGAAAGCAAATCCATAATAGTATTACCTACGTTTACCTCCCAGTCATCCACCTGACAAATAGCAGCTTTTTTATAAATTTTGGTATCTGGTAGTTTAGGTGATACAACAATAGCACCACTTCTCATAGCTTCATAATGCCTAAATGTTTCTACACTTACATTACCGGCTGGACAAATTACAACTTTAGATTCATGTAGTTTTTTTGAATACGTATCAGCATCTAATCCCATATTGAATCCTCTAGATATATTAAAATCTATTTTAGGCCTGTCATTATACGACATGGCTTGAAAAAACTCAATTACCGGTCGCATATATCGTTGCCTATTTTTCGATGCCATATGACCTGCAAAAAATACATCAATTGGTCTATCTTTTATTGGTCGATTAACAAGTTTTTTATGTTTCTTGTTATAGCCAAGTGGGAACGAATGAACACTACTACATTCTTGGCTTGGTTGTAAATATGCCTTAAATGTAGTAGCGTTATCTTTCCATTCTTGAGGAACATTATCAGTCATAAACTCATCTGATAGACCGATAATAACGTTTCTCTTATTTTTATTAAGTACTACCTTATCACGAAAGTCCCATTCCTGGGTCATACTTACAATGTGAAGTTGCGTGTCATTTTCAAAGTTAAGCTCCTTAATAACACCTTGAATGTAATCCCATTCACAGAAGTGTGGCTCAACTCCATAGTACTCTGTAACTGTAATCATTATACAATTACTTTCGTGGTTGCAACAAATTGATCTCTTATTTCATAATTAAAATAATTACAAACTTTGATCATAAGACCTTCTGCATCTTCATCTGAAAGATAAGAAGAATAAGCAAATCCAGGAGCTTCTTTTCCAGCATTAATATTAATTGCAGTATGACCTAGAGCAACATTATCTTTACTATATGTTATTGAAACACTTACTTTACCTTCTTCACGCACTCTACCATCCGAGCCAGTAAACTTATCAACCACCATAATATCATCACCCTTCATAGAAATAGGCAACTTAATATAGTCTGATAGAATTTGCGCTAAAGCAGTGTTGAAAAGTCGTTGGAATGATACAGCACCTAATGGGCACAAGTTCGGAATTTCCCAGCAAAAGTTAATAGCATCATTAGACGCAATAAAGTCATTTGTAAGGGTGTCTTCAAGGTCAATTAAATTATCTTTTACATTCATTGGTGCCCTAAAGGCAACAATATTACCAACCGGTGAAACATCTTTACGAAAGAATTCATATGCAAATCGCTTATGAATTAAAGATCCATCATATATATCTCGCTCAATAATCATATTCTCTTATCTATTATAAGATAATAATCGCTCGTTGCAACATATCTCCTGTATTAATATTTGTTAATAATGTTACAAATTTGTTCTATCTCTTTATCACCCATACCTTGGTGATTTGGGCAATAGAAGCCATAATCATGCACAAATTTTGCATTTCCATTGTCTACTATCCGTTTTCCAAACCGCTTCCACATAGGACTTTCTGTAATTGAGCCTGCTATAAGAGGTCTGCATGCAATATTGTTCTCCATTAGTTCTGCAACACACTTGTTACGATCTTGTAAAATAACAGGGTAACAAAAATTCGAAACAAAATCACCTTCTCTTTGTATAGGTGAAAAAATATTCGAAGATTTTTTTAACCTGTCATTATAGTTATGAAAGTTTTCATTACGAATTTTCGCAAACTTATCAATTTTGTCAATTTGATTAAGACCAATTTTTGCCTGGAGATCAGTCGCTCTTACGTTAAGGCCAGGGTAGTAGAATGTAAATGTTCTATCGAAGTCTCTAATATTATTTTCCAATGCAATTTTATCTGCAGTATTATTATCAAGGTCTCTATCCCACCCGTGTGAACGAATCATAAGGAGTAAATCGTTAATCTCCTTATTGTTAGTGCAGACCATTCCACCTTCAATAGTGGAAATATGATGACCAAAATACGTGGAAAAGAAACTCATACTACCAAAGTTACCAAGTTTCTTACCTTGATACTTTGAACCCATACTCTCACAACTATCTTCAATCAGCAATACATCGTATTTATTACAGAGCTCTAGAATGCGTCCCATATCAGGAACAAGTCCGAGAACCGATACTAA